TTCTAAAATTACCCACTTGGTGCCGTAATTGTTTAAATAAAAAATACCGTTTCGCATGATTTTTTAGGTTTTATAGTTTAACTAAATGTATTAAAAAATTTACTTTCCTTTGTTTCTAAATTATGAATAGCTATTTCTATCCTTTTGCCTTTCCCTTTGAACTCCCAGGTTAAATGATATAAAACAAAATTTTTTATTTGTTCAATATTTGAAAAACCAAGCCCAGTAAATGGCGGGTTAATTAATTTGTTTCCCTTAGTTACGTTAATTGTCACCAAGTCGCTATTTTTGACTCTGAACCTTTCCATATTATTTAAATTGAGTTTTAAGGGTTTTCAATTGTTCAATAGTGGTGGTATTAATTACAAAGGTTACCGCCTCAACTATTGTAAAAATCCTAGGTACATGAAAAAAATTACCGTTATTAAATGCTAATTTGTTTAACTCAGGTGCATAACTATGTTTTTCGAGTCCTGCAATATGAATAAAAATATTTTTATAAAAATAATCCAAGCGTTCAAATTTTAGTGCAAGTTCAATAGCCTCAAGTCTAAAATCATGTTTTTCTATTCTTTCTATATCGGTACTATTGATACGGTCTAAATTTTTTGTATAAAAATCAAGTCTATCTTTTTTTGCCTTTTTTTGGTATTTATTGCAAGGCTTAAATAGTTCAAATTTACTTTTGACAATTTCAAATTTTGTTGAGTTCATAATATTAAAATTTAAGGTTGAAAATTTAAGCGTGTGAATTATGAATATATTCGATAGGGCAACCAATTGCCTCACCAATTGCAATAACGGCGGCACGTATTAAGATACTCCCACGTCCTGCAATGTTTTCAGATAGTGTAAAACCTGCATTATTTATGGCCTCTTGCACCGCTGCACTTTTTTTGTCGTATCCGTAACCCCCAGCGTTTCCACTGCCATTGGTATGAATTTCGTTACCGTTTATCCATATACACGCGTAAACGTTACCCGCATCACTTACTTGATAGGTGCGAATAGTTACGGCAGGGTATAAATTGTTATAGGTCTTATTTATAGCAATACCTGCATACTCTTTGAAATAGCACTTGGATTCTTTGCGGTGCAAGGGATTAAATTTACTTTGTTTCCCAGGGTTAAACGTTGCGGTTAATTTAGTTTCCATTGGATTAAAATTTTGTAGGTTAAAAAATTAGTTAAAATTATAAATTTTGTAAAAATGGGGCTATGATAAAAAAAAGTAGGTACAAAAATCCTGCAATTAATGCAGCTTGAAAAATTTCGGATAGTTTAACGTTCTTCATTGGATTAAAATTTAGGTTATTAAATAATATCATTTTTTGTAATTACTGCAGTTATATGTTTTTTGTTTATTTCACAAAAACCCAGGGAAACAGTAAAAAACTTTTGTTTACCTATAATTTTTTGAATAACTACATTGTAAATGTTTCCGCTTGAAAATTTAGCCTTGATTTGTTGGCCTAAAAAATACGTGTTTTTTGTTTCTGAATTTTCCATTTTCTTTTTTGTTTTTGTTTTTGTTGACCCAAACCTATAAACGTTTACATTAATTACCAAACATTAAACGTAATTTAGAAACGTTCTAAATAAGGAAAGAAAGGTAAAACATAGCATAAATAAGTCTTAATAACGTTTAAAGGCATTTTATAGGGCTTATTTAGATTCGTTCTAAATTTCATTAGATTAATAAATAATTTATTTTTTAGCGTTTAAATACTTGATTAATAGGGTTTTATAAGTTTTTTAAAAAATAAATTCGAAAATGTTTTTTTTATTCATTTTCAAACGTTATTTTTTTCTTGAATAAAGCGAAGCTATTAGTATACTCTTATAATACCCTAATTACATTAGTATATTAATTTCATTAAGTATACAATAAGAGTTTAAATATATCCTTAGGAGATTAATTTTTCTTTTTGGTTCTTTTTCTTTTTATTAAGAACTATTCATTTTACACACAATATTGAGTAAAACTTGTAGGCAATAATCTTATTTGACAATGCAAGGGAATACCCAATATAAACACAGGTAAAAAAATTCATTACTTGAATAGTAATACTATCCCTTAATAGAAAAAAAAGAAAAAAAGATAATTGTTCCGCCGCCGCCTTGCGGCTTAATACACTGCATTCATTTTAAGGTACCAAATCTTTGATTTAAGAGACTTTAGTATATTAGGTAGTATGTTTGTATGTTTTACCTAATTATCCTCTCTTAAAATCAAAGTATTGCATTAGTCTACCTTTCTACCTTTGTTTCTTTGTTCTTATTCAATAACACTAATAAGACTATTTAAATATCCTTTGTTTATGCAAGGTAGACAATGGGAAAAACCCTTAATAAATAGAGGAAACAAATAAAATGCAAGGGTAGGTACCCACAGCCTACCAACTATCCTCTTTGAATGTACCTTTTTTAACCACCTTAATAACCCTTTATACAGGTATTTAAAGTGTGTGAATAACGTATTTGCAGCGTTTAAACGTGTATTTTACACAAAAGTCGTGGAGCAAAAGGGGGGAGGGGTAAGTGGGTGTGGGGAAGGAATAAATAAAATCGCAAACTTTTTTGGTTAATAATTGTGTACACTTTCTCAAAACCAACAATCAAAAACAATAAAATATATGGTTATTTACAAAGTTTGACTAAGTTTGCGGAGTAAACACTTATTAAGACTCAATCTAAATAAGGGTAATTCGGGGCGGAACACTTGAGTTAAAAGGTTGAAAGTCAATAAGTTAATGTTATTTAGATTGATTATAAATAAGAAAACATATATAGAATATATTATTACATTAATTATACTATTAGGTATAATATAAGCGAACCCAAAATTGAAAACGAATCAAATTCAGATTTTACATTAAAAAAATTTAGAATTTTTTCCAAACCATTAAATGACTACAATTATGGAAAAACGAAAGGTGCATCCAAATACGTTAAAGAATCTTAAACACTTTCCTAAGGGACAGAGTGGTAATCCTAATGGCAGACCCAAGGGAATGATTAAGAAGGTGATTGATGAGGTTGGTGATGCGTTAAACGTAAAGTTGACTAAAAGTGATGTTGTTACCTTAGCTGCCTCGATTAACTCAATGAGTGTTGCTGAGATTAAACGTATTGCTATGGATGTTCAAACACCTGGGTTCATTGCCGTAATAGCCAATGGTATCTTAGGTGACATCAAGAATGGTGAAATGAAGAATACGCAGTTCTTATTGGAGTTCCAACATGGAAAAGCAAATCAAGCGGTAACTACCGAAGTAACGATTAAAGAAGAAACCTTAGACCCAAGATTATTAAGCGATGAAGAAATACGACAAAGACTTTCAAGAATTAGAGAAAGAGATATTGATGAGGGAACTTTCGAGGAGGTCGTTTAGCCACTTTGTAAAGTATGTGAAACCTGATTATGAAATGAAGTGGTTTCATAAAGTTATTGCTGACCACTTAGATAAAGTGTATGAGGGTCAGATTAAGAAGTTGATGATATTTGTGCCTCCGCAACATGGGAAGTCTGAATTGTCGACAAGAAGTTTTCCTGCTTATTTGTTAGGTAAGAATCCTAAATTGAAGTTAGCCTTGGCAAGTTACAATGCCACCTTAGCTGAACAATTTAGCGGTGAGATACAAAGAAGGATTCTTAGTGAAGAATATAAAAACCTTTTTCCTAATTCACGCATTAGTGAACGTAAGGGTGAAGCTATTCGTACTGCTGAGTTTTTTCAAACTGTTAACGAAGGTGGTTATTTAAAAGCAGTTGGTCGTGGAGGCTCACTTACTGGAACTGCGGTTGACATTGGTATCATAGATGACCCCTTAAAAGACAGACAAGAGGCTCAATCTAACATTATCAAGGAGCAGTTGTGGAATTGGTACACCGATGTGTTCGAAACTCGCTTACATAACGATTCTAAGCAAATTCTTATTCAGACTCGGTGGTATGATGATGACTTAGCAGGGAGACTTCTTGAACGAGATGATGATTGGACGATTATTGAGTTTCCTGCGATTCGTGAAGCTGCGGAGAATAGTTACGATAAACGCAAGGTTGGTGAAGCCTTGTGGCCTGAGAAACATTCCTTAGAAAAACTTGTAAAGATAAAGAAAGACCAACCTTTTACTTTTGAGTCACTTTATCAACAAAACCCTAAACCAAGCTACGAATCCCTTATTTACCATGATTGGCAACCTTGTGAGTTCTTCCCAAAAGATGCCGATGTTATCTTTAGTGGACTTGACTTTGGATTTTCTAATGACCCTACTGCATTAGTGCGAATTGCTAAATTAGGAAATAAGTTATATCTTGACGAAGTTATTTACGAAAAGGGATTAACAAATTCTGATTTGATTAAAAAGATTCAAGCGTATCCTGATAAGTTAAATGAAATTTATTGCGATTCGGCTGACCCTAAATCAATTGAGGAATTAAGGAGAGCAGGTCTTAAAGTCATAAAGGCGGTTAAGGGTAATGACTCCGTTAATGCTGGTATTAGTAAAATGAGAGAGTACGAAGTGTACTACACGAGAAGGTCTAAAAACATTAAGAAAGAGATTGACAATTACCAATGGTTGACAGTAGGTGGTAAACCGATTAACAAACCAATAGATGACTTCAATCACGGTCTTGACAGTATTAGGTATGCCGTTTACACGAAGTATTCAAAGAAAAAACTATTAATATTTTAAACATGGGAGTATTTGATTTTTTTGGCAGTAAGAAGGCTGCTATTGCAATACAATCGGTAAAGCAATGGATGTTCATGGGTGGTCAAACCTATTCATTGTACAATGGAGATTTTAGAACCGCAATTAACGAAGGTTACGAAAAGAACGTAGATGTTTATGCAATTGTGAGTGATATTGCTTCTCGTGCTACGGAAGTACCTTTGGAAATGTATCAAGCACAAAAGATGCAGATTTCATCTGTTAATCGCTACAAGGCTTTAATGAACCGCCCAACTGATAGAAGTATCATGGAGGCTAAGAATTTAAAGAAGAAGGCTGAGTTTAAAGAACTTGAGGAGCATCCAATCTTAAAGTTACTTCGTGAGCCTAACAAGTATCAAACAACTAAAGAATTTTTCGAATCTATCTTTTCTTGGTATTTACTTGTAGGTGATGTTGGAATTTGGGCTGAGGAAGACCCAATTAATCCAGGAAAGATTGCTCGCCTCCACGTTGTGCCACCTTTTGATTATACAATCATTACCGATGGATATAAGCGTATTGTAGGTTATAAAATGATTTCTATTGGTTCAGATACAATTGACCCTAAATTCTTTTTGTCATTTAGAACTTTCAATCCTTCTTACAATAACCAAACTACTATTGCTCGTGGATTAAGTCCATTGACTGCGGGTGCGAGAGTATTGCAGAAAGCAAATAGCGGTGAGGAAGTAGCAATTGAGAACTTTGAGACAAGAGGTGCAGTAGGGGTTTTGTATAAGGATGACAAAGATGTTGAGGATTTAGATGCAGTTCAACAATCTGATTACCAAGACAAGGTTTATAACAAGATTTACGATTCTTCGCAAAAAGGTCGTATTGCATTTAGTAACTCAAAGATGGGTTATTTAAAGTTATCTACTAACAACTTGGAATTAGACCTTAGAGCAATCTCTAAGTTATCTACTGAGCAGTTATGTCGTTTATGGCACTATCCTTATGTGCTTTTAAATGCCGATAACTTAACTGAAAGTAACTTGGCTCAATTTATCCGCAGAATGATTATTAACTGCGTTGTGCCATTACAATCTAAGATTTGTGAGAAGTTATTGGCTTGGCTTGCCGAACCATTAAGCATTAATCCTGCACAATATGTGTTACGTTTTGATGTAGATGCGTATCCTGAGATGAAACAAAACTTCTTAGATGCAGCGACCATCCTCGAAAAACTTGATGGTGTGTTAACGCAAGATGAGAAGCGTGTGTTTATGGACTTTGAGCCTACCAATGACCCGATTATGCAACAAGTTTATATCAAGTCTAATCAAGTGCCTTTAGGTAGCTTAAATGTTGACCCTACCGAGATTGGCTCAATGGTTATGGATGAAGATGATTAAATATGGATTTAATTGAAA